GGCGAAGTCGCAGCTTCTTAATCTTCTAGGGGTGGAGACAGGAAGCCTCTCTGGTGCCGAGCAGAAGTTGCCCAGGGAGAATCTCGACTACGTTCTCCGGCAGGCTGAGCCCTACGCTATGGAGGCAAGCTTGGGAGGATCATTTACTCCTGTCTCTGGGTCAATAGCGCTGACAAAAAATCAGCAGGACTACGATCTGTACACTGATCTCAAGGACAGCAGTGGAAACCTCCTCTACTCTAGCAGCCTCAATAGCCCCCGATCAAAGATGAAGATCATGGAGGTCTTCCACTTTAACCCACAGGCCGCCTACCGCTTCTTCGACACCACGTCGGCGATCAACTACCTCAACAATGAGTTCGCCTTTGAGTCCTTCACGCCTGAGACTGTTTTCTACATCCTCCCCACATTCGAGGATGTGCTCCGCGGCGGAATGTTAAACATATCCCAGAGGGTCAGACGGTCTCATTTTTCATACAGAATTGTGGGAACAAAGCTCCGACTGTTTCCAACTCCAACACAGGAGGATCCAAAGCAGCTTTGGGTACGCGTGCAGTTCTCGCAAAACCCGCTCAGTGCGCCCTTCGAGGACAAGTCTATTGTGGGGACTAACAATCTCTCAAACGTTCCATATGGAAATCTTCAGTACGGTAAGTTGAACTCCATAGGAAGACAGTGGATCAGGCAGTTCTGCCTCGCCCTTGCAAAAGAGCTTCTAGGTCTTATAAGATCAAAGTTCTCCACAGTTCCTATTCCTGGTGCGGATTTGACTCTAAATGGGACTGATCTAGTGTCCCAGGGCCGCGAGGAGCAGACAGAGATGGTGACACAGCTGAAGGAGATGCTGGACTCCATGACATACAATAAGCTTCTAGAAGTGAAGGCATCCGAGGTTGACAGCCTGCAGAAGATTCTAAAGAGCATACCCATTCCAAATGGCCGCGCGATCATCATGGGATGATAGGGAGCACTCATGGCCAGACTGTTCATAACACCCAGGGAAATAGACTTCATAAGCGACATCACCAAGGAGCTCACGAAGGACGTTCGGGGGCAGAAGATCTACTATTACGGTGTGAGGGAGGATCTATCACAGATCCACGATGTCTACGAGGAAGCACCTGAAAAGGTGTTCAATCCTCCTATTGAGATAGAGGCATCCGTCGAGTGGGAGCAGCCTATTATCACGACCAACAAGTTCGGCTCTGAGACGATGTCAAAGGTTAATTTCTTTGCTCACACGCGCGACCTTCTCGATAGAGATCTCGCTGTAAAGGTTGGAGATTACTTCTCGTACGGTCAGGAGTTCTATGAGATTGTTTCGGTCATCATAGAGAAACAAGTGTACGGTCAAATAGAGCACCAAGTTGGGAAAAAGGTGACAGGAGTTCAAGCCCGTCGTGGTCTCATTGATAGAGCAGCAAATGGCCCCACCTCCGAGGAGGATCTCGATAGCGGATCTATTCAGACAGAGTTCGAGCAGCAGAGGGGTTATGAGCAGAACACGCAGGGCGCCACAGAGGATAAGAGGCAACTTGTGGATGACGGCAAGCTCGATCCAGGTCTAACGGGTCCCAAGATAGTTAAAGAGCAGGGCGACGAGGCCACCTCGTTCTTCTATGGAGATGAGTGATGAGCACTAAGAGGAACATCCCACCCGGGCAGAATAATGAGCCCATGGGTTTTGAAGGGAACGATGTTCCTGATGACATCTCTGTTCCTTCTTGCACAATTGAGGACGTCGATCGTGCAGTCTTCAACCTGTTTGATAAGCAGCTGCCCCTGCAGATAAGACAGGGTGGCAATGGAACAGGAACAGGATCCAAAAAAGTTCCTGTCATATTTGCTACAGGTGAGCGATTCGCTTTTCTTCGGCGCAAAATACCCCTAGGCGATCGAGGAGGAGATCACTCAGCGCTCATCATACCTCTCGTCTCTATCACGAGATCTGGAATCTCTCAAGATCCTGACAACGGTATCAGCGGCGGTCAAACATCTCCGATAATTATCAAGAGGAGACTATCAAAAGACAGTCCCATCTACAAGCGGCTTATCAATGAGCAGCGCCTGAGAAATCAGGACGATCTCGCTGATGAGACACACAATGTAGGCGAGTCAGGATCAGGCACGCTACCTGGCACTCTCGGAACACGAAGAGCACAGGTGTCACTTGGTGACAGCGTTCGTCAGGGAAATCTATTGAGACCCCAGCTGTCTAACAACATATATGAGACTCTCACGATACCGCCGATAAAGTACTACACAGCGACATACAGCATCTCCTTGTGGGCACAGTACACACAAGAGATGAATGACATGATTATGATCATCATGAGCCTGTACCAGAATAATCACAGACGCACATTTAAGCTAGAGACAAATAAGGGTTACTGGTTTGTCGGATATGTCGGATCTGATCTCAGCTCTGAGAACAATTCTGATGATTTCACAGACTCAGAGAGGATCATACGATACAATTTTGACATAAAGGTGAATGCCTATATTGTCGCGCCGCAGTACCAGGGATCACCTGCCTACATCAGACGTTATGTGTCGGCGCCCACAGTGGAATTTAGCACCTTTGCCTCTTCTGGTAAGCTTGTCACACAGGACTCTGCGCCCTTTAATAGTGATCCAAACAAGTTCATCCTCGAGGACTTGTACAGCGAGACAAATGATGAGGTGAGAACAGGTGTTGGATTGAGTCCCGCAGACGAGGCTATTAATGCTGTTGATGCGTACACTGATAATGGATCAGCGACAGTGGGCGGCTTTAGCAAGAACACGCATGGAGGAGTTCGTGCAATTGTGACAAATAGAAGTCTCTTCACAGGCGAGCAGAGCAACAATATTCTGACAATTAAGTCTGTCAACAAGAGGCGCGGTGAGACAGTATTCAGGGAGCAGCAGGTCTATAAGCTTGATGATCTCGTTCTGGATAACGATGCTGATGAGTCAAAGTAATAGGCAATAGATAAGCAGATTTTACAACGATCGAGACAGAGTGGAAGGAACAGTTTCACTCCCATATTTAGAAGAGAAACGTTCGTAAGGAGTTACTCGATGCCTGAACAGACATTTAGATCCCCCGGATTCTTTGAGCAGGAGATTGATCTTTCCGCCCGTCAGGGTACAACGCTCGGAATTCCTGCCGGTGTGATTGGCACTTCAAAAATGGGACCTGCATTCGTCCCAGTGACAGTTGGAACATTCGTGGACTTCGAGAATCGGTTTGGAACTCTGGATCCCAATCGTTTTGGACCCTACGCTGTGAGAGAGTTTCTCAACCATCGCAATGCAGTCACCTTCATGAGGGTGCTCGGCGCCGGTGCCAACAGCACAGAGTCTGATCTCGAGAACACTGCGGTGATGGGAACTGTCAAGAGCGCAGGATTCATTCTATCTGCATCTGCAACAGGTCTGTCACCAGGTGCTGTGCAGTTCCTCTGCGCGAACCAGACGCTGCAGACAGGTGAGATGGCGGGTTATCCCGTCTTCTCAGATAACAAGTCTTTCAATGAGCGCGGAGCGGCAGGAGGAGATGCGAACGTGATTCGTGCAGTCCTCTTCACCACCACAGGATCTCGAATTGAGGTTCTTGACAGCACCTGCTGCAGCTGATTCACTTGCCACATTAGGCACAAGCGCAGGAATCGGTGAGTCCTACTTCAAGCTGGTGATATCTTCTTCTCAGGGCCAGTCATTCTCTTACGATGAGCTCAATCCCGGTGTGAGAATTCTAACTGCGTCTCTCAATCCATCTAGCAAGCACTATGTCGGAAAGATTCTGAACACAAATCCTGATAAGTTTCAGGAGATGCAGCACCTCCTCTATGTGGATCTCGCGGTCGAGAATGAGATTGCAACTGTTGCCAGCGTCGCAGTTCTATCAGGAACTGCAGATCTCTCAGCATCAGGCGGTGACAAGACGACGCCGTTCAGGAATCTATTCGGTAAGTTCAACACGCGTTACACAGCTCCTCGCACTCCTGCGATGATATCACAGCCCTTCGGCTCTGTAGAGTACGATCTCTTTCACTTCGAGACAATCAGTGACGGTGATGCCACCAATGAGGTGTATAAAGTCTCTATCGCTAACATTCGAAAGTCTCTAGATCCCGCAAACCTATTTGGAACATTCGACGTCCAGGTTCGCAGGTTCACAGATGTTGATTCACTTCCAGAAATCCTTGAGGTTTATCCAGACTGCAATCTCAATCCTAAGGACGAGAATTACATCGCAAGAAAGATCGGAGACAAGAAGGTCTACTTCAACTTCGATACGACATCCACCGATGAGCAACGCCTCATTGTTGAGGGCAAGTATCCCAACAGGTCCTCAAGAATTCGCATCGTGATGAATGAGGGGGTTGAGAATCAGACAGTTCCAAGTGAATCGCTTCCCTTCGGATTCCGAGGCATTCCGGTTCTTAAGACTGCAGATGCTCTCACAGACGACAATCTCGTCGTCCTTAAGGATCGCAACGGTGTGTCTCTGGGCTCTAGCAACATTCGTCTCGCTGGAATCACAAGCGCAGCAACGCCTCTCTCTGCATCAGTCCTTCCTCCGCTGCCATTCAGATTCAAGGTGACTCGCGGTGCGGTTGATAGCTCAGGCACTGGTTACATCGGACGCCCAGGACAGACTGAGCGCGCTGACAGTCGGTACTACTGGGGTGTGAAGTTCGAGAGGCTTCCTCTTGAAGCGACTGTGACAAATGCAGTTCTCAACTCCAACGTCTCTGATGTTGCAAATCCACTTATCAAGGGATACGCGAAGTTCCAGGGCATTCAGAAGCTTGATACCCTGGTGACAGGATCTGCAGCGGATGAGTTCAACAACAATAAGTTCACACTCGCACGCGTAGCTCTCTCCAATCAGCTTGTTGGAGGACAGATCACAGATGTGACAGGCACAGCGAAGGAGCACATGCTAGAGGCAGCGTACCTCAGGAATGCTATTCCAAGCTCTGTCGACTACACAGTTTATGACTCAGTGTGTTCAATCGGTTCCAGGAGTTCAACAAGTTCAGCACGATGTTCTACGGCGGATTCGATGGTGTCAACATCCTTGACCGCGACAACAGGCTTCTCAATGATCGTGCGTCCTCCTCCGATTCCGGCGGTAAGGCTGGTGACTCATTCACTGGCGGCCTAGGCCTCGCAGGCACGCAGAATGCCTCGATGTCTGGCAAGGGCAATGACAATAACATTGTCGCTGCATACCAGATCGCTTCTAAGATCATGACTGATGAGGTCTCCTCAAACATCAATGTTCTAGCAATCCCCGGAATAAGGGACACTCTTGTGACAGACCTTGCGCTAGATTCTGTCAAGAAGTACGGCATGGCTGTGTACCTGATGGACGTCCTCAACTACGACGTGGACACAAATCGTCTATTCGATGACTCCTCCGCGAAGGCAGACGTACGTGAGACTGCTGAGCAGTTTGACGCACGCGCGATCAACAATAACTACGCCGCGACCTACTTCCCAGATGTCTTCCTCCAGGACCCTGTCTCAAATCGTCCCGTGCGTGTTCCGGCATCTGTTGCTGCAATGGGTGCACTCGCATACAATGACAAGATCGCGTATCCCTGGTTCGCCCCAGCCGGATTCAATCGCGGAGCCCTCTCAGGTGTGACTAACGTTGCGACGCGTCTCTCCTCTGAGGATCGGGATGTGTTGTACGATGGACGCATCAATCCAATAGCAACATTCCCAGCTGGAGGATTCGTGATCTTTGGCCAGAAGACACTTCAGCAGGCGAAGTCCGCGCTTGATCGTGTCAATGTTCGCCGCCTTCTCCTCGAGGTGAAGCGGCTTGTTGCAGGCGTGGCAAAGAGGTTGCTCTTCGAGCAGAACGACGCAGCAACCCGGGCCAAGTTTGTGAGCCAGGTGACGCCGCTCCTCTCTCTCATACAGGCACAGTCTGGAATCGAGCAGTTCAGGGTCGTGTGTGATGATACGAACAACACAACTCTCGATGTCGAGGCAAACAGAATGAATGGACGCATCATTCTAGTTCCAACACGTGTCGTAGAGTTTATCTCCGTCGACTTCATCATCACAAACAGCGGCGTGTCCTTCGAGTGATGAATACCTATAAACAGAACTTAGTAATCAGGAGCAAAGATAATGGCTGAGCTGACATTCAAGAGTCCAGGTGTAAGCACGAGGGAGATCGACCTAAGCGGTCCCGCTAACGTCCTGCCGCAGGGAACACCTGCCGGTGTTATAGGAACAGTGCAGAAGGGTCGTGCATTTGTGCCAATCACTGTTGCAACCTACCAGGACTTCGTTGCAGAGTTCGGTGCGACTGATGGCGAGAAGTACGGCCCCCTAGCCATGTACGAGTGGTTCCAGAACGCGAGGGCTGGAACATATGTTAGAGTGCTCGGCGTAGGTGATGGCACGAAGCGTGTAGAGTCAGGTGTTAATGCCGGCAAGGTTAACTTTGCAGGATTTGTTGTGGGTGCACAGCAGGTCCAGTCAAACGGGAATCTTGGAAGTAACCCATACGCAGGAGCCAATCAGGCAGGTCGCCTCGGTGCTCTTGGAAGGACTTACTTCCTCGGTGCACTGATGTCTGCATCAAATGGCTCTACGGTGTTCTCCGACGCAAACATTCAGACATCCCTCACGTCGTCTGCGATCATCCGAGGCGTCATAATGGCAGCATCAGGTGTCATTGCTTCGCTTTCATCATCCTTCTCGTCTGAGAACAGCCCCACAAACATTTACAAGTCATCAGGATCATTCGTTGCGACAGGTGTTCCTGTTGGTGACGCCGGCGCTCACCTCGGAACAGTGAACGTCAACAATGGAAGATCGGATTTCGTCCTCCTCCTAAATGGACTCAAGCCCACATCCGCCTATGCCAATGTGATCACTGCGTCCTTTGATCCAAACTCTGCACAGTACTTTCCAAAGGTGCTGAACACAGATCCACACAGGCTCGAAGAGGCAGGACACTATCTCTACGCAAACTGGGATATCTATCCCGCATTTGCAGTTGTCACCTCCTCCGGTGTGCAGACAGCGGGAACAGAGGCAGCTGCAGGACTCGTTGAGGCAGCATTCCTCCTCTCAGGAACTCAGGCGTACAACTCAGGATCAACTTCAATTCCCAACTACGAGGGTTTTGAGTCAAGATATTCAACGGCATTCTCTCCCTTCGTTGTGTCGCAGAAGTTCGGTGGCAAGCCACAGAATCTCTTCCGACTACACTCTCTAGATGACGGCACCTCGGCCAACAATCTCTTCAAGGTCACGATCGAGAATATTGCCGCTTCCAGAAATGAGAACAGCCCCTATGGAACATTCGACCTCCTTGTTCGTGACTTCTACGACACCGATGAGGATCCAATTGTTCTTGAGTCCTTCAGGGCGCTGACTCTTGATCCCAGCTCCGATCGCTACATTGCACGTGTGGTGGGCGACCAGAGATTCTACTACGACTTCGATCAGAAGCGCGGCTCACAGAAGCTTCGGATCGAGGGCTCTTACCCGAATGTGTCCAAGTACGTTCGAGTTGAGATGGCTGCGGATGTCGAGCGGCAGATCATTGACGCATCTGCGATCCCCACAGGATTCCGTGGACCCCACTTCCTTCTCACGGCGGGAACAAATTCTGCAGGTGTGGCAGCGCTTGAAGGG